GTGTCAAACAGTGCATTGCCTGAATCAAAACCAACCATGACACGACCAGCACCAAACGCAGTCCATGTGCCAAAACCAAGCAAGGTTGCAGGGTTAGTGCTGACGCTTGCATTAGTGTAGATTGACCCAACTGGATACAGCAAAGCAATTGCCGCTTGAACAAAAGCAGTTGTGGCTATAGTGGTTGTATTGCTTCCATTAGACTGAGTAACAGCAATAGTTCCTGTTGGCAATGTAGGCGTACCAGTAAAGGTAGGACTTGCCAAATCTGCCTTGGTTGCAATGGCAGTAGCAATGTTGTTGAACTCAGTATCAATCTCAGTACCTTTGACAATCTTCAAAGGGTTACCAGAAGACAGAGCATCTTTAGTGGCAAAGTTGGTTGCTTTTGTGTAATTTGTCATATCTGTCCTTAACTTAATCTACCTTGTTTGGATTGAATCTCAATCTTCTGAAATGACAATGGTGTCCCATCAATGTTTGACTCATAACCCGACTGCACAACCTTGCCAGAACCTGATGCCGAAACTGTCAATGTTTGCAAAGCAATACCATCAACATACTCTGCAATGACAGTAGCGTTTGCACCATACTCTGCAACACCATACAAACTTTCGCCTTGGGTTGGGATAGTCGCACTGTCAGACAAGTAGTTGGTCTTAAAGTCAAATCCCCACTTGAATGTAACTACTTGATTACTTCCACCAATTACAACAGTAGACAACTTCTTCAAAATAGAAGTGACATTTTGATCGCCAAGGTCAGAGTGGTTTGTGTAGTACAATATCCTGTACTCAGCATCATGGTCTTGGAAAGTACCGTACTTGCCTACATAACCATTCTTACCAACCAACAAATCACCGTTTCTGCGAGACAACAATGATGTTGGTTCTATAGAGTCCCAAGTTGTAGCCCTTGCCGCACCATCCTGCAAATACGCTTTTGTGTCGAAACAGAACACTGACTTTGTACTGGGTGTAGTCAACAAGTAAAAGGCTTCACGCTCTGAATAAACAGACTTGATATTAGCCAATGTCTCACCAGCCACAGTCTCCATCAAATCATTACGAATGTTCTTAGACAAGTCTCTCTCAGGAGATGACTTCTCTTGAATAGTCCTCATCAATGATCTGACACCAGAATTAGACAAGAAAAGCACATCAGTGCTAGTTGTCTGAATACTGTCTCTAGCAATACAACCAATACCCTCAACAGTGTCATGCAATGACATCGATGCTGGTGTTGTGGCATTTTGGTAAATCAGAATCTGACGCTTACCAAAGATAAACAAGAAACCATTGTGTGCTGCTAGACCTGTGATCTCATCAGCACCATTCACCCAAACACGGTCTACATTCAAAGAACCTGATGTACCTGTTGACCAAACATGACCAGCAATCAAGTCAGAGAAAAAGACTGTTGCGTTATTGGCTGTGGTGTTTGCCGCCCACAATCTACCAAAAGCAGAGATTGCAATATTGGCATCAGGCACAGTGCCTACATAACCTGTCTTCTCCGACACTCTACGAAATGTTGTAGTGCTTACAGCAGGTTCATAGATCAGTGGGTTAAACCCTGACTGAAAGAAGTAAGTGATGTTGTTTAAAGACGCTGTTTGCCAATTGCTTGCGGTAATAGTTGGTGCTGTACCACCACCCCCATAGGTCAACTCCACAATAGCATTAGAGCCATCAAGTTTAAACAGCTTGTTGTTACCAGCAAACAAAACAGTCAAAGTGCCATCTGCTTGAACCAACTCATTCATCACAGTAACATCGTTTGCCCCCAAGTTACCAGTAGATGAGTTAAGCCTAGAAAAACCTTTGCGTGAACCAATACGACCATACTGGTCAATCACGCAATTAGTCGCAACCAAAGCAAAGCCAGCATTCAAATCAAGAGGCGAGTCTTGAGTATTCAACCCATAAAAGCCGGGGGCTGAAATGCTTGCAATTTCTAGTTGCTTGCTCATATTGCTACAAACTCCTGATTCTCAGGGTAACGAGTGCCTTCTAAAGCAATGTGGTCAGAGAGCATAGATTTGTACAACAGATAAGCCTCAGATGAAGACAGACCGCCATCTTCACCACGCTCTACCAATGCACGAGCATAAGCATTCTGAGCCACTAAAACATCAGGGACAAGCACTACTGTTGAACCTGATGCCAGAGTAGCTTGTGGCACTGTTAAGGAAAACTTGATTGTGTATACGCCATCAGGTATTGGATATAAATTTACCTTAGTGTCGTAATTACCATCAACGCCATCAAAAGCAAATTCTGTGGGGAGAGAGTTCACAAGTGGCGTAAAGTTTAGCTTTCGGTTCATATCCACAAAACTGATGTTTATCAAACCAACATTGCTTGTGGTATTGATGACATCCATGACTTGAAACTTCTGTCCTGCACCTGTCAAAGAATAAGCTGCTGTAGATGCAACGGTTGTAACTGTAATAGTTTGACCCAACACATTCCATGAAAAGGCATCTTCAACTTGACGCTTTGCGTCATTAACAAACTTGCCAATCAGAGTTGAATAAGTGGTTTCATTGATTGATGAAATTGTTGTCTCACGCAATCTGATAAGTACATCATTGATTAATTCAAGGTAGGTCATGTTCTTGTCAACCCTTCTTCTTCAATAGTGACTGCAACAGCAAAGGTTGATGCTGATTCTGATGTTGCTTTAAGTATGTCGCCTTCTTCCATTACAAAATAAGATACACCGCCCCAATCTTGAGTTGTTTTGGAAGTAACTGCCGTTTGGTAAACCAGTGAATAGGTAGCAGATGCTGATGTATCTACCCAATCAAAAGTAATATGTTTATTTGAACCAGTTGCATTAGCGGCACGAAGCAATACTACCCTTGCATAGTAACCCGTAGGTACGGTATAGAGGGTAGTGTTTGTTGTTGCTGTTAGATTTGCGCCAACTGATAATGCTCTCATTTTGCCTTTGCCTTATTCCTTGCGGAGATAGCTTTAGCTTTTGCCTTTGCGTCAGCCTTTGAGGTTGCACCCCATGCCTTGAGCGAAAGAAGCAGTCTTGTTGGTTCACCTTTCTTGTCGTACTCAGCACCATCGTTGCCAGCCATACGAGCCAAGAAACTTGCTCTGCGAGGGTTATCCCCCGACTTTACTGGTGCTTTCAAGTTGCCACCAGTTTCCGCATTATAAGATGCTCTGCCCTTGGCATTCAACCCCCCTTTGGGATTTTGACCAGCTTTTGTTTGCCAAGTAGGTGATTTCATCTTTTACCTCATCTGTAACTAGCCGTTTTCTTTGCAATCTTTTTTGGTTGCTTTACAAACTGTTTACCAGCCGCCGTACCTTTGCGCTTGGCTTTGGTAGTTGCCGCATACTCAGCAGAACTCAAAGACTTGATTGCCGCCTCTGGCAAATACCTCTCGCCTGTCTCAGACGATGGTTTACCTGACTTGGTACGCCACTTCTGTTTACCCCAATCTTTGAGAGATTGCTGGGGGTCTTTCATTTCTTAGCCTTTGGCTTAGGTGGTGTGTGCGTCAAGACTTTGCTTTCAGGAGTATGTTTTGCACCTGTCATCAAAACACCCTTTTCTTTGTGCAATTTACCCTTGTAAATCTTGCCATCAGGCAAATAGTGCGTTGCTGATTTGCTCATGTCTTGTAACCCCCGCCTTTGGCTTTGTACTCTTTGGCAAGCAATTGTGCTTTTCTTGCTGACCACTCACCAGAATCACCCCCTGATGACCCTGCTTTGATCTTCTCAAACAAGGCTTTTCGCATGGTGGGTTTGGTGTAAACCCCCGCTTGATTGACCTTAGATTTGGTTTTCATTTCTTCTTAGCCTTACCAGCCTCAGATAAGGCAATTGCCATTGCTTGCTTTGGGTCTTTGACAACCTTTTTATTGGAAGTCAACTTACCCGCACCAAACTCTTTCATGACCTTACTGATCTTGGCTTGTGCTTTAGTCTTTTTCATGTCAATACAACACTTTTGCAGTGATAGTTCCAGAGGTGTAAGCTGTGCAGTTTGCTCGCAAATACTTGGGAGCATTGGCTATGGTGACAATGCCATCAGCGGTCAAAGCAGTGCCAATTGTGGCAAAGGTTGTTCCATCCAAGCTACCTTGGAATGCAACAGTTGCAGTAGTGATACCACTAACTTGTAAGAATGCGGGTTGACCAGCATCTGCTTGCACAGATCGAGATGCACCTGTTGCGACAACAGCACTCAATAGAGTGGCGGGAGTAGTTAAGGATGACATTATTTACCTCTTGAGGATTTCTTCATCATGTTGGTAGCAGTTCTACCACCACGCATAGGCATGGGCATCTTTGGCTTGCCAACAGCAACCATAATGGTCACAGGAACGCCCTTTTTCTTGCCCTTGCTTGCAGTTTCTTTGGCCTTACCACCCATCATTTTTCCGTACATAATATTCTCCTTATTTCCAGAGTCGATCAGCAACAAAGGTAATCACACCGCCCATGAATGAAGCGATAGTCATACCCACCCAAAATCCACCTTTGCCTTTATTGGCAAGTTCAAGTAATGATTTGACATCGGTACTCAATTGAGATACCTGACCATGTAGAGCCTCTACTTGAGCCTCTAATCTACCAAAATCTCTTGCGTCAATTTCAGACATTTTCAACCTTTCGAGGTCTACCCATACGCTTAATTGTGGGGATGACAGGCGCAAAAGCGGTATCTGTACGCTCAGAATTAACTGATTCTATGGTTACTTCTGGTTCATCTATCCTCACATACCCCTGATGACCCTTCATAGAGTCAATATCATGCTGATATGTGAAAGTCACAGTGTTACCTGATTGAAGACAACGAAAAGTAGCCATAAAACCCTTAAATGAGAAAGGGGGGACTAGCCCCCCTATCTTTACACCATACGAACAATAACTATATCCATAGTGGCTGATGCCAAGTCTGCTGTAGAACCTGACTCGTTTTGGATGCGGAATTTGACTGTGTTTGCGGCACTGACATAGCCAGTAACT